AGAAGTCAGTTCTGACTTCTATGAGTGGTTTAGGTTTGAAAAAGATTTCTTCAGAAAGGTAAAGTGTAGGGAAATTATCCCTCCTCTGCAGGTCCCTCCTAGCCCTAGGCAAATGCTTAGGCTAAAAGGGGATGCAGTTGGTCTGTGGATTAATGAAACAGACACACCTGAGTTTAAGTTGTACCTCCAAAAGGCTTTGGGGGCTGAGGTCCATCATCCGATGGCCTTTGCTCCTGTTGGCCTTTTAGTCGGGGAGGTTCACTTAACTCCAGCTCCTGGGTGTAAATCCAGGTATTATGCTGTACCTAATCTCCTTGTTCAAAGGATGCTTGATCCCTTAAAAGAAGCTTTAGCCGATTTGGTAAAGTCTTCTCCTTGGGATTGCACCTTTGATCAAAGGAAAGCAGACGAATCATTAATGGCAAATTTAGCAGGAGGGAAAACAGTTCATTCTGTTGATCTCTCCGCAGCCACTGATCATTTCCCTTGGGAATATCAGAAAATGATTCTATCACACCTGATGTACAAATATAGAAGGAGATCTGGAGAGTCTAAGGGAAAGACTCTCATGAGAACTCATGACTATATAATATATCAGGCTATGCTTTCTTGCGTTGAGTTTGGATTTTGGAAGTCCAAGATTCCTGGAGTTGAACAAGAAACCCGTCTTAGATGGGTTTCTGGACAACCTTTAGGACTTGGGCCTTCCTTCTTCCTTTTCACGCTGTCTCACGGCCTTCTACTCCTTTTTCTTTCATGGAAAATCCATAAGAAAAGGGGGTGGAGGAGAGATTTCTTTGTCCTAGGGGATGATGTAGTCATCTTGAATGATCGCTTGTACTCATCATACATGCGCCATCTAGATGCTATGTCTATTCCCTATTCCAAGCTCAAGAGTGTATCTAGTAATAGATATGCTTCTTTTGCTGGAGCCCACTTCACTTCATCTAGGAGGTTCTACACTCCTAAATGGGTGGAATGGGATCGAAGAAATCTCTTAGATGTGCTAGCTTACTGGAATTATCCCAAGTTGTATAAGGGGTGGAAAGATGAAGAACTTATTTCTTTAGTTCTATCACTTCCTGAACCTTATGGCATCGGAAGGAATCCAGATGGGCTACCACTTTCCGACCG